CATCGATAATCACCCGAAAACCTTGCAAACCGCGACGAGCTTGAATGTCCGCCAAGAATGGCTCAACAGTAGCAGCCACTTGACGCCACAAAATTCGATCATTGGGCTCGAAAATGAAATTACGCAAGAGCTGCGTCAAATTCTTCTTGATGAAAATCAAGAGCATTCGAACATTCACACGATCCAAAGCAGATTGTGTGCGCTGCAGAGTCCGTTGACCCCACACCGTAATTCCATCCTGTGGGAATTTCACGATCGGATTGACAGCATTGCCAGACCCATACAACAAATCGCGTTCATTCTGGGATGGCGTGTATTCCACATCCAAAGCCGTCAAAATCCGACCACGCCGCAAACCGGCAGGAGCGAACCACTGTTCAGCCTCGCGTGCTGTCCGCGAGAACACCGCAGAAATATGCCCACTCGGCGGAATCCAAATTTCATCAGCACTAAACTGATCAAAAATGCGAATCCAACCCCAGTACAACGCACCATAGCTGCTATTAATAGCAGCACTCAAGTCGGACAATAGCATTCCATTATGCCAGTCCACAACCTGTTGCGGGCGAAGACCAAACGGCGGGTCCACGATGTAAAGAACATCACCACGGCTCTCACAAATCTGTAGAGCAGTACCGATAACAGCACCAGTCGAGAAACCAGGCGTCACCAACAAGTTAATGTCGATCGTTTCCGGATTCTGGAAAGCGTACAAACCAGTGCTCGTCGCCGGATTACCAATGACAGCAGCATCAACTTCACTCGAATAAGCCGGATCGGTGGGAACACCGTTGGCCTGTCCGGTGAATTCGGTGGAACTGAATTGCGACGGCTGGCGAACAACGTAAGAAGCAAGATTCGGATCATTCTCGAGGAATGCCGGTCGCTCTTCCCAATTCACGTAAGGATTACCGTTAGCACCACCAAGTGATGTTCCAGGATTGATCACATTAGCGATATAACGAGCTTCCGTCTTATCGAAGGAAACGTCCTCTACGATCTCTAAAGGCTGACCACCAGAATTCAAGACAGTCAGCTTATAGCGACCAGCGGCATCAGTCGGGCTGCCAGTGTAAATTTCCAGCGTAACACTGTAATCATCAATCCAGGTACCAGCAGACGGGGCAACCAACCATCCCACGATACTGGCGAAGTACGCCGTATCAACAGCACACTCGTCGCTGAGGGGGTCCGTTTCGCAGGACAGTGGAACAGAAGCATCAACTTCACCAGATTCCGGCAAAGTCGTTCTGTTATCACTGAAACCGCGATAAGCCCGTTTGTACGGATAAGGAATATTCAATTCCTCAACAAACCGCAAAGTCTTGAGATTCGAGAAGGTCGCCTGAATGTAGAGTGTATCGAACCGATGGGCTGAAGAGGTCACAATCACTACATGAGTGGTTCCACCCGGTACCGTCAGTTCGACAGAATCGAAGAGCACTTCACCGGCAACGACACCAGCAGAATCAATACTATTTGCAACGGACGAAGCAGTTTGTGCCAATCCGACAGGAATGTTGAATTCAACCGTGGTCGTGGTGTTCTCACCAATCAAGTTCATCTTGACGCGATTATTTTGCGTCGTAATATCAAACGGGCCGGAATCCAATCCCAGCAAGTATGATCGAGGAATATCCCATGCATATTGCTCGGTACCACACTCCAAAGCCCAAGCTGCTGTGGTCAGCAATTGCACTCGCTCACCGGCAGTGGTACTGCGGATTTGTGGGATAACTGTCCCGTCCGCTTGCGTGTATTCGACAAAGAGGTAGTCTTCACTGCTCAACAGGGCGTTGGCGGCATCCACGAAATCCGAGGCGGTCGTGTATGTCGTTTCTGCCATTGTGTAGACGTTGGCAGTTCCGCCTTCGACCGAAATCGAAAAATCGAGATTATTCGGTACGGCGTTGAACGTGAATGTATCATTCTCGTCGAGTTGGCCCGATGTTACCGTAATAGTAACACTTAGGCCATCGCCGATACTGACTGCTTCTGAGATACCATCATCGTTGTCGTCAATCAAGTATCCTTCAGCAACAACTTCACCATCGCTGTTTCTGACGATTTGGTATCCGGCACCGTCGATAGAGGCCGCTGCGGATACATCCGGAGCGGAAGTAATAATCATTACATATGAGTCGTCAACGTCACCAGTATAGGTTCCGCTAACTGCCATAGAGGCTGCAGTAGCTCCAAAAGTATTGGAGACTTCCACATCATTGTAATCCGGCGTGCTGGTCGATGCGTCGTGGAAGGTCAGGGGTTGAGCATTAGCACCTACCCCATCCCCAACTTCACGAAGATTGATTCGTCCATAATCAATTCCGGTGAAGACTGGGATGCGTCCCCAACCGCTGGTTCGACCACCGGAAGTGTCGATGCAGATTGCTGCCAGAGCGGCTGCTTGGCCTTCTTCGCATTCGATGCCGACTCGCATGACGTAGCATTCGTTTCCTTCCTCTAGGTATGCCAACACGGCATACATGAGATAACTCTCAGGGAAGGGTTCGCCGAATGTGTCGATGACAATTTGAGAATTGGCGATCAGCACAGCTTCGTTCATGGGACCTTTTTTAGCCGTCCCAATAAAGGCCGGTCGAAGCGGTCCTATAGAATTTGGCAGAACGCTAAGATCAATCTCTCTCGGGAAAACACCCGGACTGAGGTATACTGCCATTGGTGATTACTCCAAATTCGCCAAATTAAAGGTGTCAAATTATCTTTGACGAAAATGATCAGGGAGTTATTGCTGCCTCTTGATCTTCTGCAGTTTGGCTATCATGCAGAATCTTGATCATCCCACGGCGCTTCAGATTATTAATCTGATCTTCCCTTAGATGGCCGTAGGGCAATAACACATCCTTTCCTGGATCTAATCGTACTTGTGTTTCTCCAGTATAAAATTCGCTTCCAGGGGCACGTACCTGCAAAGGAATCATTTGTTTACTACTATTGTATAATCGGACAACTCGAGTTTTACCAGCCATTACGGCCTCCTAATTAGGAATATCAGATACACTTTGGATCGGCTCAAACCAGGATGGAGAAGTCATACTTGACGTAGAAGCAACCAAAATCTCGCCAACCCGCTCCTGCAAAGTAGTGACCCGACCAAGAACGGTCTTCACAATCTTCTCCGGAATCGGGAGCCATGCTTCCGCCGTCATATTTATTTCATACCGCACAGCAGCATGCTGATCAAACCCAGTCTCCTTATCACTAGCATCCGTAGACCCACCAAACCGGATCTGAATACCTCCTTCGATCTTCCCATCAAACATCCGAAATTCGGCCAAAGGGTTGAACCTAGTGAGAGTTTGATATAATATATACTCTGCATCGCGCTTACGCTCTGCCCAAACAATAAGATTATAATCAACAAGCCACGGCGTCGGACGATAGACCTTCGCAGCCTGATCATACCTAGTACTAAGATAACGAGCCGTCATAGCATGATAAGCAGGACTAAATTTCTCAGGATTAAATTGATGCCCCTCACGACTAATAGCCGCAACAGGCAACCTAGCCCGCCCCTCCTTCAAATCATCAGCCCAAATCAATAGGCTCTTATCACCACCAGCAATCTTAACACGCATAAATCTATAATTGTCTTTGGTCGGCACACGCATACCAGACCAATACTGCTTCATCGAATAATCCAACGAACGGAAACCAGGAATTAAGAATTCTTCGAGATGACTAGGATAAGCTAATAAGTCAGTCCCGTCAAAAGGATTACGGCCCCCTTCGGCATGGCTTAACTGACTCACCCCAGGAATCTGGTTCAATCCATGGGGAATCTGGGTAGGAGGTGTGTTGTGCTTCTGCTGATTTACAGTGAAATCGGCATCGAAATTATATAATGGCATATTACACCTATAAGGCGCTGAAGGCGCGTTCCCATTCGTCAACATTCGCAAATGAAGCAATTACACGATATTTCCAAGGAACTCCAATGAAAACAAAGTCGGAATCACCATGTGCACCTGAACTAGCACCATCTCCTCTAACCGTCCATGGACCCTCGTCACGCCATTCTAGTGGGAATGACATAGAAACATCTTTATAGCCTAGCTCAAAGAATTCCTCTGTTCTATCTTCAACATCAGCATCATTTACTATTACTTCGATAATAATAGATGGATCGTTTTCCCCACCAGTAAGTGTGGGATCTGCATAGATAAAAGCTAAATAAAGATTACCAAGAAAACCCAATGGGAGTATATTGGTAGCACCAACTTCTCGTGGATGATGCTCCAGACCACCAAACACTGAGATACCTTTATACCATTTCGTCCGACTACCACTTTCAACAATTGATCTTATTTTCATCAATTATTCCAATGATGACATTAATAATGATGGATTCTTCAAAGTATCCATCGTCTGGCGAACCTTATCATCCAAATCCCCCTCAACATCAATCATCTCACCACGCAACGAAGCAGAAATATTAGATCCGCTGACTTCCTTACCACCATACCGCAATTCCAAACCAGTCTGGTCTTCTATTTTCCGCTTGACAGCCATCATTACCGCATTAAAGAAACGATGATGAGAAACAGAAACATTAGACTTGACTACTTTTGTCTGTTCAGGGATCTTAGAGGCTTTCACGGTATTGACCATTCGTTCTAAGTGGATCTTCGACAATCGGCATATCTTCTTCTGGTCTCACCGTCACGTCGGCGGTCAGCGTTTCGACCTGGCAAGTAAGGTATAACCAATTATATCTGAAATTACCACTTGGTGTCGCATTCAAAACCCGGTAATTTTTAGGGGCTGTGGCAGTTGTGGCCGCATTATAGGGTAATTGGATTACATCACCAGTTCTCAGCATTCTATCGCCGAGTTCTTGGTGGATTTTATAATGGGTAAATATAACTTCCGTGCTATTCTTAGTATCTGC